AACTCCTCCACACTTCATCTCATAGTTACCGCCAATCTGTTCATACTTATTACCATCCACCTCAGTGTGCATATCGCCCTCAACATAGAAGTGGGCGTCACCAATCACCTGGACGACAAGTTTATCCTTTTTAGGATCCTTGCCAATCTTAATAACACAGTTATGATCTACGATCTCAATTTTGTCTTCACGAGTAATCATGTAAGTATGACCAGCCTCATCAAAGTCGAGAAAGTTACCCTTGGCATGGAGCAAGCGAACTCTTTCTCCATCCTCAGTATTATTCATCTCAAAGACATGTCCAGCAGATGTAGTCTGGACATAGTTCCTAGGATACTCGGTCTTCTGTTGAGGACTTTCGTTTTCCTTGTTAGTTGCTTTATCGCCACCTAAACTTAACTGGATGTTCTTCTGCTTCTCGGCAACATCAGCCTCAGTTTTAGCATGTAAATCAGTATGTGCCATTAGTTACTAAGAGCAGGGTGTCCAACGCAGTCGATGTATTCCTTCAATGGGAGTGTCTCCTTGGTCTGGATAGGTCCAGCATATTCATATACAGGAACAATTCTAGCACCATATCCAGTAGGATCAACGATCTTAGGTTTAACAAACCCAAGCGTCTTCTTATTTAGATTCAATTTAACAATCTTACCTTCGCTATCGATAGTTGCATCACCAATTTCTTCATCACCAACAACAATCTTAGGATCAGTATAGTTCTTACCTACAAAGGTTGGTGTAACATCGGTCAGAATAGGAATAATATCTGAGCATCCAGCATAGATTGCAGTTGCATCGGGAGGGATAACCAGTTGTGCTTTCTTAGATGCAAAGTTCAATTCAAATTCATAACCAGATTTTGTCTTTAACTTAAGTCCTGGTTGAACATACTTATTATAGGTGATGTCAAGTGTAGCAAGTAATACATCACCAGATCCCTCGTAGTCAGTATCAACAACCTGCATGACTGCTGGTTGAGTTGTGCTTACAACACCATCTGCAGTTTCTACCTCAAGGAGAACATCACCAACACTGACATTGGCTTTCAGAGAAGATGCTTCCTTGACAATGACTACATACTGCTCCTTCGGACAATATGAAGTACCTGGATTGAATCCATATCCAACTCCACTACTGGTAACATCAATTCTTTCGACCCTACCATCAACAATGACAGGACTGAATGTGGCACCCTTACCCTCTGGTTCATTGCAAGTGAACATTGCCTTGACACTTGCTTCTGCGTTGACCTCGTATCCTTTGTTCTGAATAAGAACTCCAAGGATAGATCCAATGTCATCAACAATAGGAAGTGCTTTGACTGGTGTTGTGGACTGCAAGTTATCCCAAATCATCTCTGGGAAACATGGTTCTTTGTTGAGGATGCTGTTGCTACAGTTAACTGCCTCTTCATTGAAGGATCCATCACTTGCATAGATGTTGAAGTCAGTAAACTTCTGCAGTGGACCTCTAGTATCAAAACTACCTTCATCAATACCCGTACTATTCTTGAAGTCTTCCTGACTAGTAGCACCCTCTAGTGCAAGTTTTTCACCAGTATTTGCGTTGTAAGCAAACTTCTTACCAGTGCTGTCAATCAGAGGAACAAATCCCTTGCCGTTTGGTTTACCATCGCCAACAACTGTACTGTCACTTGGTGGTTTGACCTTGTATTGATCAACGTTCTTCTGCTTCTTGTCATCACCCTTGGCATTAGCACCATTACAAGTTTCAAAGGTAGTAAGACCAAGAGAACAACTTACAGCACCATCGCAGAGGAGATCGATGAAGTCAAGAATCTTACTGAGCAGACCCTGGATCATACCAATAGCACCAGTAATCTTGCCAAGAATACCACTAATGAAACCCATTGCTTGCTGAATAAGGTCCATGATCTTACCCATGATCTCACCGATGAAACTCTGAACCAAACACAGTGCAGTATCAAGTGCTTTCTCAACGAGATCCAAGAGCATTCCTTTAATAAAGGCAACAAGATCTCCAAGCATTGACTTGAACAGACAAGCAATCAAGTCACCAATAGTTTTGAGTTGTTCCTTGACTGGTTCAGCAATATCTGGATCTGGAATGTTCAGATCCTTAAGAATTTTCTTGATAAAGAGATCTACTTCTTTAAGAACTGTTCCTTTGATATTACCAAGAATAGTATTAAGTTTTGAACTGATTCTATTAGCAGTAGCGTTGACTTCTGCCATGAAGTCTACGACTTTGCCAGTTTCCTTATCGATAAACTTATTGATCTCATTCTTCTCGATACCACGAGCGAACTTCATAAACTCAGCAAGAGCACCCTCAATCTTGACGGTTGCTTCAGATCCACACTTACCGTTACCTACATGAACTGTTGTGCATTTTCTTTTATCAGCAGCTTTCATTGCTGCTGATTCTGGTTGTCCCCCACCTCTAGAGTTTCTAGATTGTTTAGTGTCTGCACCAGAACTGGCAAGAAATTCTGTGTTATTTCTTATCTGAAGTGGTGTTGGTGATGCTGCCTGAGCCAGTCCCGTAGTAGGACTTTCAGCAACTGTACTAGCTGTTCCTGGTGGCACAGATCCGCCAGTACCATGATGTCTTTCATCATGGGTGGGTGGTAATAGTTGAGCAAATCCCTGTGTTCCCGTTCTCTTATATCCTTGCTCGGGGTTCTCGTCACCGATAGATCCAAGAACGATAGGAATCTGTGAAGATGCACCATCCATGAAGAAACCAATCACCCAAGAATTAACTTGAAGTTGGTGGACCGATCCCATACCACCTCTCTGTGCTTGAGTGGTTGGCATAGAAACCATTGCCCAAGGAAGATCCTTTGTGGAAAGTTCTTCTTTGCTTGGACTATGATATCCAAGAATTCTAACTTTTACCTTGTTAGTATAGTCTGGATCGTTCTGGTCGCCGCCGTCATTCTCAACCTGACCGACCCACCAGTTAAAACCATCCTTACCAATAAAATTCGCAGTTGCTTCTAACATTATTCTACGCCTGGGCTGTCAGTGTATAGGGTAACTTTGGTAGTCATATTATCTGCAGAAGATCTAAATTGTCTAGTGATTTTACCTACTACATATTTACCACTGTTTTGAACGTCTTTTTCTCTGGACTTTCCTTTGAATGAAACTAATTCTACCACAGTTCCAACATAAAGATTAAGATCACCAATATATTCCAACTCCACTTCCTTATTGTAAAATAATTTTTCCCTCAAAGATGATTGTGAAATGTGCTTTGTGACATCTTGAGTGTGAGTTCCTTCAGTGAACAGAGCGGTATCAACAACCTTAGACATGATTCTAGTTGCTGCCGTTTTATCTTCAAACGCATCAAAATATTCTGGCAACTTAGCAGATGCGTTCATCTTGGGAACATTTTCATAATACTTATTGATATTAAATGGATACTCTGTATATTTCATATCTTTGAGATCCAAAGTCATTACCATGCTGGAATATGAACCCAAATTCAATCCCTGCAGGATGTCAGATGTCGATACTACTGTCATTTTATCAATAGGTATTTTATTTCCCCTGTCTTCTCCTGGTTCTGGATCATATCCAACAACAAAAACTCTTTTTACATCCTTTTTAGAAAATCCATCAAAGGATTCAAAGTAGTATCCAAGGATATTTTCATAGAAACAATATCCAGCACTAGAATTAGGTCCACTTCCAGATTGAGAAATTGCTTTTCCAGCGATCCAAGAAATAATTGTAAATGGAGACCAATATGTCGATATGAAAGATAACTTATTTTTAGTGGGTTCTATAAAAATTCCTTTGGATTTAACTCCTAAAACATTTTTTAGGATATCTGTCTCTACAATTTCAGATATCAATTTACCTTCACCTGGACCAAATCTTCTAGAAAGTTTGGTGGCAGCATTCGTAATCAGTTCTCCCGAACAACACATCAAAGTTGCTTTTGCTTTGCCTTCAAATATTCCTCTATTTTGAATGTCATAAACATAAAGTGTCATTGAGTGAGTATTCTCTAGATGGTCACCATAAGAAATTTGTACAGGTTCCATCCCCTGTAGATTTGAGATCAATCCAGTTTCAGAATCTGTAATTGTAATCTCTACATGAATACTACTGCTTTTGATGTTCTCAGTATAAATCAACTCCAACAAATGGTTGGAGGTAAGTTTTTGTGCTCTACCCCCAGACTCAATCGTTATAGAATTTAATTTAAAATTTCCTTTTGAACTATCCATTAGCTGTATTGAGAGGAATTGGCATATACTTCAAAGAAAGGAGACCTTCTTGTATCCTGAGATGCATTATCTCCCATTTCATTTAGAGGAGAATTTTCTGTACTTGTAGCAGGAAGAGGTGCTGCTGGAGCTTGAAGTTTTGCGCTAGCAAGTTCGACCTTTTCTTGCTGCATCTGACGGTTCTCTGTAATTGTCTTTTCAGTCAACTCAGAAAGGTTTGTTGATGGTGCTGCTGCTGGATCAATAGCAGCAGAAGTTTGGACTGGAGCGGCAGGTGCATCTGCAGCACCGCCACCAAACATCTTTGAAAATGAACTAAACGTGTTATTAACACTATTTACAAAG